AAAAGGTAGTCACAGAAATTAAAAAATAAAAAATGGCACATTACGAATTATATGTATGTTTAAAGAAAGCAACTTACGAATCTGCAGTACCAAGTGTATTACAACCTAAACTTGGGTGGAATAACTATACGTATACAGAGACGGAAAGAACAGGTACAAGAATGGTTAATAAATACGATTACTACCCATCAGAGGATAATACTGTAGCTGAGATTAAAGCTTATATGGACGATGCGAGCGTAGATTACGCTTCAGGTGATACGAAAGCTGAACTACTTGAAAAGCTTTATGCGTCATCGCATGATACTCCACAAGTAGAAGAATCATATACTTACATAGATCAAGAGATAGATACAACAACAGCTTATACTCCAACGTGGAAAGAAGCGGCTTTTAAAGGTAGTTTAGGCGCACCAAGAAAAAGTCTAGATGGTAACTTAATTGTAGTTAAAGGCGAATTTAGCTTAAGAACTGGTGAGTTATCTGCAATAATAGATCTTGGTAGCGGAATGGCTTACCCAAATAACTCTGTATTAACAAAAACTGAAGCTCAGATATTAGTAGCGAGTGAGCTGTTTATATAATAAATTATATGGGATTCATACAAAAATTAGCTAAAAGAAATCCAAGGGTTTATGATAAAATTCTTGAGGTTAAAAAACCTAAAAGAAAAATTCCTAAACTTACTTTGCGTTATGTTTTTAATTTAAAAAACTGGAAATAATATGGCAATGGGAAACGGATTATCATCAGCACATAATTATTACGTACCTGTTGTGGCTAGTCCTGACAGTATACCTAACTTAGATTTATGGCTTAAATACAATACAGGATATACATCTGAAGATGATGAAACAACTGCATCTGGAAATATAAATGACAATGATAGGTTAAAACAATGGGACGACCAATCAGGAAATAACAACCACGCATTACAATCTACTGAAGTAGATATGCCTAGATTTGAATCTGATGATAATTCAGTTAAATTTGCAAGTAGAAGTAAATATATGAATTTAACTTCAAATATAGTTATTAGTACTGGAGAAAATTTTACCGCTATAGTACGCGTTAAATTATCAGATATATCTAATACGCATGGTATATTTGGACATAGTGGTAATGATTTTTTCAGAATATTAACTGATGGTGTAGGGTTCAGAGTAAAAATAGAAGACTCAACTCAAAGCAATTGGATAGAAAGTTCTGAAACACTATCAAGTGGATCTTATTATATAATAACTTTAACTAGGAGTAATGAAGATACTGGAAATTTAACTGTACATGTTCATGGAGGGAGCTTTAATGATAAAGAGTGGGATGCGTCTGAAAATGCAACCGATACAGATGCTTTTACTATTAGTAATATAGGATGTGAATCTGATGATCTTTTGAATTTAGGAGGTTATATACAAGATATTTTAATATATAATGGCACTGCTTTAGATTTAAAATCAAGAAATGAAATGTATGAATATTTAAATAATCAAGTGTAATAAATTAATAATAATGGCAACAACTGCACAAGAAATAGCATTAATGAAAAAAGACATTGAAACTTTGAAAGAGGACGTTAAAGAGATAAATAACAAGCTGGATAGATTAATGGTGAAACTATTGGATCCAGATGAGGGTTTAGTTGTTAGAGTCAACAAGAACACTAGTAGGTTAGATAAGAGAGATGTTGAGCTACCTATGTGGTTAGGAAACCTTGAGCAGTTCAAACAAATGCAAAGATGGAAGTCAAACGTAACAAAAGCCCTTTGGGGTTTGTACGCCGCTATCATAGGTTATATTGTTAAACTAATATTCTGGTAAAATGAAAGGAATCATAAACTTCAAAGACTTTGCAAGTAATCCTGTTTCAGGGGTTTTACTATTATCTTTAATAGCTATAGGTTATTTGTATGTTGACAACAAGACAACTTTAACAAGTCATATCAAAGTTCTACAAGAAGAGGTTATAACTTTAAGAGATGATTATAAAAAGTTAAACGACAAGTTTATAGAAACATTAAAAAATATAAGGTGAGAAAAATATGCTATACTTTATTATTTATTCTATTTTCTTGCTCTGGATTAGAGAGGCCTTTGGAAGAAACAAGCGTAATGATTAATAATGACTTAGATAGTTTAATAAAACTAGCAGATAAAGCTATAGATAATCTAAACAATAAAAAAGAACAAACAAAAGAAGCTCAATTAAAATTAAACAAAAGACTTTTAGATATTGCTCGCTTAAAAGATCGCTACAAAGATAGTATAGGTGATTTAAGAAGTTTAAAACTAATCAACAGAGATAGTGTTATATACGATTATAGAATTGAAACGCACGAAATAGTTGATAGCGTTGAGATTACGGTTTATATACCAGATTCAATATGCCCTGTTTGTACACACAAAAAAGAAAAATCAATATTTAATATATTTAAAAAGAAAAAAAATAAAAATTATGAAAAAAGCAATTTGTAAACTTATAAAAAAAATAACTTTTGGTAGATACTGTTTAGGTTACTGCTATAATAAATAAAAAAATAACATGAGCCTATTAACTAGTATTGGAGGTATACCACTATACAGCACAGTTGCAGAAGCATTAGCTTGGGCCGCTGCAAATAATAAGACAGGGTTTCACACGCATACATATCAAGGGCAAACAGGATATATGGGTGGAGCAACACATGGTGCAGCAGCGTCATCCTCACAAGGGTTAAACGGTAGTAATCAAATTATAAATAATACTACAAACAATAACACAAATAATAATTTTAATTCAGGATATTAATATGTTAAGTAAATTATTTTCAAGCGGAGCTAAAGAGTTAGTAAAAAGTATAGGCGGTGTAATAGATGAGTTTCATACAAGTAAAGAAGAGAAGCTTGCTGCTGAATTAAAAGTAAAAGAACTTTTATCCAACTACGAGATAGAAATGGAACGCCAAGTAACTGCTAGATGGGAGTCAGATATGAAATCAGATTCTTGGTTAAGTAAAAACGTAAGACCAATGACACTTATATTTCTAGTAGTAAGTTCTGTATTAATGATATTTATTGACTCAGGGACAATTAATTTTACTGTAGATGATGAATGGAAAAGCTTACTACAACTAGTATTAGTAACAGTAATAGGAGCTTATTTTGGAGGCAGGTCTTATGAGAAAATAAAAAAATAGTATGAGTAAAGAAGATGATAATGACGAAAAACTTTATCATGAAAGTATGCAAAATGCTTATATACTTATAACAAAGAAATTAAGTTTTAATGATCTATTTGAATATAATGGGTGCTCATTACCCTTTGCGCCAAAAAAAAAGGTGTCTAATAAGGTATTTGACAATTTAATTGATTATTTTTGTACATTAGAAGAGTACGAAAAATGTGCGGAGCTAAAAAAGATTAAAGAATCTAAAAAAAAGATAACAATAATATAAAAATAATTTATTAAATTTGTAAAAATATAAAATCATGCCACAAAATTATACATTCTCAGCATCAACAAACGTTTCAGCAACATCAACTACTGGATATTCACAAAATGCTTCTGGTAGTTTTAGTTTAAATATAACTGGTGTAGATCAAGTAGCTACAGGAAGATTAGATGTAGCTCATGATGGTGATGCTACTATTATGGCTGCAGCAGGATTTGGTAGAGCAGTTTATGTTCGTAACCTTGACGATACAAATTTTGTTACTATTTACAATGGAGCATCCTCTGGTGCTGATCCAATTGCTGTATTAGAACCAGGAGAATTTTGTTTTACAGTTTTACGATCTACAACTACGACAGTAGCTAAAGCTGACACTGCTACAGTAACTGTAGAATACTTCGCTTTAGAGATAGATACAAACGCTTAATTAATAACATTAAAAAAAATAGATATGGCATCAATGCACACAACATACACAGCTTCAGGATCTTTTACATTAACAGATGAAAAAGGAGTTGTTGTATTTTCATATAATCCTTCCTTTACAGCTGAAACTAATACTACAGCTCACGCTTTATACGGAGGAGAGCATTTAGTTCAAACTGGTAATTCACAATTAGAGTGTGGTTCTGATATTAATGTAGATAGAGTTTATGCTTTTTTAAAGCACGTAGACACAGACTATGCTATTACAGTATTGCCTGATTCAGGACAAAATGTTGAAATAAGTCACTTAAAACCAGGAGAGTTTTTCTTTGCTCCTGTAGATTTAAATGCTGATGGTTCAGGAACTTCTTTAAGAGTTACTGCAGCTACAGCTGATCAAAAATTGCAATACCTTATTTGTGACGCTTTAGATAACTAAGATAAGTAAAACATGAAACTTAAAGTATTAAGATTTAGTAGCCAGGAGGATAGTACTTCTGGCTTACTTTTTTTAGATGGAGATCTTGGCTTACAATTCTTATGTTATACACTAGAAGATGAAAAAAGAGCTTTAAAAGTTAGAGGGGAAACTAGAGTGCCTGCTGGTACCTATAAAATAGAATTAAGGAAAGAAGGGGGATTTCATAATAAATACAAAAAGAAATATGGTAGCCTACATAAAGGAATGTTACACGTTACTAATGTCCCGAATTTTGAATATATCCTTATACATACTGGTAATTCTGATGAGCATACTGCTGGATGTTTACTTTTGGGTGATTCGCAGGAAAATAACAACATTATCAAAGATGGTTTCATTGGAAAGTCCGTTAATGCGTACAAGAGAGTATATCCGTATATTGTTAAAGCCTTAGAGTTAAATCAAGAGGTTACTATTGAATATATAGATTTTGATGGCCTAGATAATTAATTAGTATGAAATGGATAGGTCAACATATATGGGACTTTATATCTAGATTTCGTAATGACATTTATTTAGAAGACATATCTACTGGAACTATAGCTAGTGGAGGCAACTTAGGTTTAGATACAAATAACAAAATTGTAAAAGCAGCAGAAGCTATAGGTGATATAACTAGAGTTACTATTACAACAGATTCAGGGGCAGATAATAAAGCAGAAGATACTAGTGGAAGTGCTGATTTTAGCATACTTGGTAGTAGTGGTGTTGATGTTACTAATAGCACATCTACAATTACCGTTACTAGCGTTCCAGGTGAAATAGATCATGATTCTCTTTTAAACTTTACCGCTAACAAACACTACACTCAAGAAAGTATTACAACTGTTGGGTCAATTACAACTGGAGTATGGAGGGGAGACGCTATTAACGGAAGTTATATTGCTAGTAATGCTATTGATTCCGAACACTATGTTAATGCTTCTATAGACACAGCTCATATAGCTGATGATCAGGTAACATTTGCAAAAGCTTCTGGCGTTACACCAAGCGTATATGGTAGTATTATAAAACTTTTACCATCAGATTTTGCAGCTAATGATGATGGCGGTAACAATAAGTTTGGTATAGGTTATGTTGATCATGCAGGAGTAACTTATGGTATGAGGCCTGCAGATGCTGCAACAGAGTTGTTTGCTTTTATTTCTATACCTGAAGGCATGAAAGCCACACATGTTGATATTTATGATAAAAACGATTTAGCTGTTGCGGTTTTTGAGTGTCAAATAAATGGAACAACAATGACATCTAAAGGTACTGGTAATTGTAACACTCAAATAGATATAACAGATGTAAACGCAACTGCAACAAATTTCTTATCAATACAAGTAACAACAACCGCAACTAATGATAGGATTTTTGGTGGACAAGTAACTATAGAAGCAATATAAAAATAAAACAATATGCCAATAATAAAAGATAAATATAAAGCTAAAAGCACAAGAACAACACCTATTATAGCTAGAAATAGTAAAGTTGATACTAGAAGCAATACAGATAATTT